ACCGGGGCGAGTCGTGCGAATGTGTGGGTACACGCGCAGAACGGACAGCGCGCCAACCACACACCGACCGGGGGCTCGAACAATGACGTTGACGGATCGGCGCTTGTGTACGCGATCCATCGACGCGAGCAACGTCGAGACCCGATTATCTGGGTCACCGATGGCAAGTGCTACGAGCCCGGATCGAACAGCGTCAGAACAAAGACCGGGGCGATCCTCGCGAACCTCGTCGAGCGCGAGCGCGTCACGATGGTCGACAACATCGAGCAAGCGATCCACGAACTCGGAAGACTCGCTCGAGGCAACAACCCACGAACCCACGTTCACCCGTACATCAGACAACTAGCAACCACCTACAAGAAAGAGAGCACCAACCGATGACCACTATCACCAACCTAGAAGAGAACGCCCGGCGCGTCGTCGAGTCGATCCGAAAGGCGACCGGCGACCCGAAAGCAATCCGCGAGATCATCGACACTCATCGAGCACAGTTCGAAGAGATGGCGGAGATCGCTCGAGGCAAACGAGCACAGCACCCGACCTCGAGGAAACTCGACACCATCGAGCGCGCCATCGAGGACACACTCGACGCACTCGACGACCTCGAGGCACGACTCGAGTCGTGGCAGTTCGGAACCTCGAGCACGATCGTCGCCGGAATAACCAACGATCTAGGCGTGATCTTGTCGATCGCGATCGCAACGATCCTCGCCCAAATCACCAAGTGACACCAACCAACCAAACAAGGAGAAACACAACATGGAAAACATGAAACAAGCCACAGAGACGTTCTCGAAATTTCGAGCACTCCAACGCGAAGCAAAGAACCAAACCAACATCGAGAACGAAGTCGCGCGACTGTTCGTCGTACACGGCGAAGACGGTCGCATGACCGAAGTCTCATTCGGACAAGAGCCCGGAGTCGTACTCGCAAAGTTCGCAACACGACTAGGACACGCGAGCCCGAACCTCGAGCAAGTGATCCGCGAGGCTCGAGGCGTGATCCTCGAGCACGCGACCGCGCTTCACCACCCACGCCCGGACATCGAGCACCCACTCGACCCGGAACAGTTGGAGACAGCCGAAGACCTCGAGGCGAACTACGTCACCGCATACGCGATCATGACGATCGGCGCAGACCGTCACGGCTCGAGCGTGAGGGTCGCACCACTGCCCGGGCAAACACTCCCGGCAGGAGTCGAAGCACCGTTCCTCGAGATCGAAGACATCACCAGCGAGTCACCGTTCGCGAAGATCGCGAACACGCTCGAGACGTGCGCACTCGCGATCGACTCAGCCCGGCAGATCATCGAGCGCGAGGGACGACTCCCCTCGAGCGACGAGATCGCCCGGGAGATCGGAGAAGACCTCGACGACTGACCTCGAGCACAACTCGAGCAACCTCGAGCCCCGGTGATCGATCGCCCCCCGATCGGTTGCCGGGGCTCTCCCATGTCTCGAGCCTGCCGACCTCGAGCACTCGAGCGCCACTATCACGGATCGAGCGTCGGGCTAGGCGGTAGCGCGGTCGGAAACACCCCTACACGCCCCCCAGATCGACGAGAAACTAGATCTCGACTAGCGCTAGCCAGCCGGTATTACGTCGAGCAGAAGCGATTCTAGACCCCTCTCAGACCAAAAAATTTTCCGCCGCTATCGCGGCGGTCAGTTGGAATGCTTCGCATACCAACATGCTCGGCATGCTGCCAGCCTGCACCGCTTAGCCCCTCCGGGGCATTATAGCGGTGCGCTGTCAGCGCCTCGCCCCGCCTGTCTGACAGGCCAGATAGTTAGGCAACTACCGCTGCCAGCAGTATCTCAAACCGGGGCTCTGCCGTGGCACTCCGGGGTATGGTACATCATATATCTCCTCTCGCTATGGATATCTATGTTGCTATCGTCCGATGCGATGGCCCAGAGGTGGCGGTTGTCAGGTATGCCTGTGTGACTCGCGTCACGATCTGTGGGCCGCCGAGGCATGCCAGTAATTGAAAAAGAAAAAACTGAAAAAAAGAAAAAGCCAGCACTTAACCTTTTCTATTTTTTACAACACGCTGGCATGCTGTGACCGGCAGGCCAGACATAGTCCTGCCCTTGCTCCCCCCACGCTTCGTTACGTTAAGTAACCGGTGGCCGTAGCCAAGATTTCTAGCCGACACCGTTGATTGTCTTTTTCTCACCCAGACGTATCTCGTAGGGTCCTTTTCTTTGTTCCGGTACTCAGGCTTCTACGAGGCGTTTTTGCACAGGAGGGTCGGTCCCCGTTTCCGGCCACGATCTCCCTTGCTGCTTCCTGTGCAACTACAACAGCGTCTGGGACTTGCTTGCCTCACCTGTCATCCCGACGGGAAGGTCTTGCTAAGTTGGAAGTGAGTGTAACACCCTTCATGCATAATTGCAAGTGTCCGGCCCCCAGGGAGAAAGGACGCAGGGAAGGGACAACCTGCGCTGAGGGCCGGACGAGTGTATAGTAGCATCCGATGCCTCAAGGAAGAAGGGAAATTCCACCAGCAGATCGTGCAAGATTTTGGCAAGCCAAACAGTCCGGCTTGACAACCAAAGACGCTGCTCGGCTGGCGGGTATTGCCTACGTCACAGCCCAGAAATGGGTGAGGAAGCAGAATGAGATTGCAGCCCGCGTTGAGCAGGCCGCCTTTGAGGAGAAGACGAAAGGAAGCAAGAAGGATGGCGATTCGGTACGTCAGGCGCGTATGGCTATTGACGCTGATATGCACCTACCACCTGTTATTCCTAAGCATCTTCTTACCGAGCGTGCGAAGCGTGGTCTGGAAGATTTTGATTATTTTCGTCGTGTATACCTGGGCCGTGTCCCATCTCCATGGCAGGTGGATGCGGCGTACAAGATCGTCGAGTATCTAGAGTCCGAAGAAAAGGAATTTCTAGTACTCAATGTTGCCCCTGGTGCCGGTAAGTCAACCCTGTTCCACGACGTTGCAGTCTGGTGCATTGTCCGCAACAGGGCAATTCGTATCCTCATTGGGTCCATCTCACAGACCCTCGCCAAGCAGTACTCACGACGAATCCGGGATACCTTGGAGCGCATATCCCCGCTTGAGCCTGATCCTGAACTCGTCCGCCGTGGACTGGCCCTCAATGCAGAAGCAGCCCTTTCATTCGACTATGGCAGATTTAAACCCCAAACTACTGGCGCACTGTGGCGCGCAGAGGAATTTGTTGTTGAGCAGGCGACTCCAGGCGGACTTGACAATAAAGAGCCGACTGTATCGGCATACGGTATTGAGTCTGAGTTCATCGGACATCGTGCGGACCTGTGCCTCTTCGATGACGTTGCATCGCCTGAGAACGCGAAGGATTCCGTCGCTAGGGACCGTCTCATTGAACGCTGGGATTCCATGGCAGAGGCTCGCGTTGATCCAGGCGGAGTGCTCGCAGTTGTCGGCCAGCGGCTCGGCCCACAAGACCTCTACGCTCATTGCCTGAGCAAGGTCACTTATGATGTGTTTGACGACGACTATGACGGCTCGGACGTAAAGGAGATAACGGAGACTGCAGATGTTAAGAAAAATTCGAAGTATCACCACATCATCTACAAGGCGTATTACGAAGAACTGGACACGGGACCTGCATCGAGGAAAATTACAGCGCCTGCATGGCCAGACGGACCGCTTCTGGACCCGTATCGACTCTCTTGGAAGGACCTGTCATACATTCGGTACAACAATCCGAACAAATTTAGGGTCGTATATCAGCAAGAAGACATCGACCTCGACGACACCCTCTGCGACAGAGCCTGGATCGTCGGAGGAACCGGCTTCGACGGGCTCGAGTACCAAGGATGTATTGACCAAGACCGTCTACCGGGTCACATCCCCGATGACCTGGTGGGTCCAGTTGTATCAATATGCTCGGTCGACCCGTCCCCAACTCAGTTCTGGGCAGTCGAATGGTGGCTATACCAACCCAAACTTGACCTCTACCACCTGGTCGACATGGAGCGGATCAAACTCACAGCCGAAGACCTCCTCGGATACAACACAGGAACCGGGGAATACTCAGGACTGATGGAAGAATGGCAGGAGCGATCCCGCCAAATGAACTACCCGATCACACATTGGGTGGTGGAAATCAACGCAGCCCAGCGTTTCCTCCTCGCCCATGACTTCGTTCGTCGCTGGCAGTCCATAAACCGAGTCCAGGTGGTGCCACATACAACCTCGATGAACAAGTTGGACGAGAAACTGGGCGTGGAAGCCCTGATACCTCCAGTAGTGCGCCATGGCTCGGTGCGGTTTCCGACGATGCGAGCCCAGTGGAAGACCTTGGCCATGGTTGACGAGTTGACAACCTGGACACGCGACAAGAAGCGTGGCACAGACATGGTGATGGCCATGTGGTTCATGCTTCTTCACGCTCCAAAACTAACCGAAGCCAAGCCGCCACCTCGCCTGTGGAGACCTTCATGGATGCTCAGCAGGTGATGTGTTATCTTTAGTTGCATCTGTCAGCATTTTCGAGGTCGTGAATGAAGTCTGTTGAGGAAATTGCAGCGCTCTACAAGGAACGCCTTGAGGCTCGCGGCCCCATTCTGAACAGAATGCGTGAAGTCCGCAATCTTGCCAACTCGGAAGTTGTTATTCCGCTCAACGAACTAGACAGAAATGCCAGATCGAACGTAGCCAACCTTCTTTCGCAAGGTCTCGATCAGTTGTCAATGCGCATTTCAAGCACAATGCCAACTCCATACTTCCCGGCTTTGCGTGAAGGCAACGAGCGCAGCATGAAACTGGCCCGCGACCGCAAGCGGGCGATGTTGTCCATCTGGGACGATAACCACATGGAACACAAGTTGCGTTATCGGTCCCGGCACATGCTGGCCTACGCTTCGTCCCCTGCTTTCATCAAGCCCAACTTTGACAAGCGCCTTCCTGAGTGGCATCTGCGCAACCCGCTTGACACCTTTGAGGCACCTCGCACGGACCCCACCGACCCGGTTCCCGATAACGTCATCTTTACCTACAACCAGACCTACCGTTGGCTGACCAAGAACTACGGCCCGCAGGTTGATGGCGTTCTGAAGGTGGGCAACCCGTCGTGGGACACCATGTTCACCATCTTGGAGTACGTCTGCGGTAGCGAGATTGTGACCTGCGTGTTGGGCACCAGCAAAGAACGCGACCCTGTAACGGGTTACAACTATCAGGGTGCTGGGGTTGTGGAACTTAACCGTATCCAGAACCGCACCGGAATGCCGCTTGTGGTTATCCCACAGCGCGTCAACCTTGACAAGCCAATGGGCCAGTTCGATGGCATTCTTGGCATGTACTACACCCGTGCTCGCCTCCAAGCACTCACGGAAATTGCCATCGAGCGCGGCATCTTCCCAGATGAGTACCTTATTGCCCGCCCTGGCGAAAACCCGGAGATCATCCAGATCGCTGACGGCAAGACTGGCCAGTTGGGTGTTGTCAAGGGTGGAGACATCCAGCAGTTGCAAACCAATCCTGGCTACAAAACCGACGTTGCGCTTGATCGACTTGAGCGCCAGGAGCGCCTTGAGGGTGCCATCCCTGCAGAGTTCGGCGGAGAGTCAGGCACCAACATTCGTACTGGCCGCCGTGGCGAGTCGGTGCTGTCAGCCACCGTTGACTTCCGTGTCCAGGAAGCGCAAAAGATTCTTGCCAACGCAATGATTGCCGAGGACAAGATTGCCATTGCGCTGGAAAAGACTTACTGGGGCAACGCCTCAAAATCTTTCTTCATCCCTGGATCGATGAAGGGCGGTATGGTTGACTATGTTCCTAACAAACTTTGGGAAACGGACTTTCATTATGTCACCTATTCTGCTAGTGGTACTGATGTCAATGGCCTTGTTGTTGGCCTTGGCCAACGACTAGGAACTGGTCTTATCTCAAAGCGTTCGGCGCGTGAGATTGACCCGTTGATCGAAGACCCGGACTTTGAAGAAGACCGCATTGTTGCCGAAGCCATCGAGGCTGCGTTGCTTTCCAGCATTCAGTCGCAGGCCGCCGACCCGAATGGGCCGTACCAGCCAGGAGACCTTGCGTACATTGCAACGCAAGTACAATCAAACAAGATGACTTTGGCGCAAGCAATCGAAGCAGCGCAGAAGCGAGCGCAGGAACGGCAGGCAACACCTGCACCCGCTGGCGCACCAGAAACTATGCCAGGTCTTGCAATGCCCGGCATGGGCGCAGAGCAGCCGATTGCAGCACCCGCACCTGGTGGCCCGCCCCCGTTGGCTGATCTTCTTGCTGGTCTTGGTGGCGGCGGTGGAGCACCCTTGCCGATTGGAGCGTAAGTGGCACAGCAATATCCGAACAGAAGCGATCTTCGCAATCCCGCTGGCAAAGTTGCAAAAGCAGCAGCAACGGGCCAAACATACGGAAAGGCCGCAGAGCAAATGCGGGGACAGTCAGTTGTTCCTGTTGCTGCACCGCCAACCGAAACAGCACAGCCTCGTCAGTACGCACGACCTGGCACTCTTGGTGCTTTTGGCCGCCCAACTGAAGCGCCCAATGAACCAATCACAGCCGGTGCTTCGTTTGGTGCTGGCGCTACGCCACTTGAGGCCGGTACACTTCCACGCCTGAGCACCGAAACATCGGTCATGGAACAGTTGAGGGCAATCTACGCTGCCTATCCCAACGAAGACCTTGCCGACTTGATCGACTCATTTGGCATGGAAGGGTTCTGATGGTCCTTGACCCAACTACAGCACAACGTCAACTTGCAGAACTAAGCCGAAGGCAGAAAGTTCGGGAAGACGCAAAGAACAGTTTTAGTCAGCAAACGTCTGACCAGATCGGCAGTTCGTATTCGTATCAGCCGTGGGCTGCGCCAGGTGTGCACTTGGCAAACGGCCAATCGAACGCACCACAGTCTTTCCAAGAGCAACTATTTAATCTCACTGCGCAAAAAGCCGTTAAAGAATCAGATGCGGACAAGCCGAAGGAATCCGGTTGGTTCGAGAGATACTTTTACGGAAAAGCCAAAACCGCATCGCGGTGGTTGTTTGCCGGTGTCCAAACCGTCCCCGATCTAGTACAAAACGCCGCTTCGGACCTTTTTGACTCTGGATCAGAAGAGGGCGGAAGCGGACCATTCTCATCAATTTCCGGTTGGTGGCATTCGACATCTCTTGGTTCAATGATGTCGGATAGCACAAAAGCAGGCTCTGGTTTCTTTGCAAATAAAGAATTCAACGAAATCCAGGCAGAGCGCGCTCGTCGTTATCGTGGTGAAATTAACGGTCACGCATTTACAGTTGGCCGCAAAGCGGCATACAGCGTTGGCCTAGAAGATGGCCTTTTGTACAACTTGTTGTCCGGCACCATTGATGCTTCGATCAACATTGGCGCAGACCCGACAAATGCCGTTGGCAAAACAATCAAGGGTGTCAAAGCAGCCCGCAACGCTTTTGAAATTACAGAAGAAACCGGCACATTGGCTGCTCGTCTTGCTGCTGGCGTTGCCGGTGAAGCAGACGAACTTGCGTGGGACCAAAACAAGATGGTCACCTGGTTGCGTGGAAACACAAAGTTTAAGAACCTGCGCGATCAATTAGCAGAAACAAAAAGCGTTGCTGCAGTCATGGACGCTTATGGGGACAGAATCCCTCTTGAAATTGCTATCTTGATTGCAGACGAGCCGGACCCGCGCAAGGTTGAGGCTTTGCTTATTGCCGCCGCTACAAAACTTGGCTTAAACGAAAACACATTTGGTGTTACTCCAGAAGTTCTCGAAGCCAACCAAAAGTTGTTTGGGGCGCTCCAGAAGTTGTCACCCGGTCTTGCGCCACAAGATCTCAGGCAGATACCGGGAGCCAGGGGCAATGTGCGGATGCTCATTCAGCGCAAGCCACTTGGGCAAGGTGGCAGTCGCTGGCTTACACAAATGCCAAGCGACAGAGTTATTGTCCATGGCACTTCGGAGCAGCGGGTTCAAGCATTTAGGAATATCTCCAACGCCGTCAATTCGTTTGGCAAAAACATCAG